CGGCTGCATAGATCATGGTTTGTAGCGGAAAACAGAAACCGTTTCCCATACTGCAGAACTTGGCGTAAGGATAATCCTTTTCATCAAGCCTGAAGTAACGAGAGCGGGTCCGATCGAGGAGATCGAACCAACCCTCAGGGAGGAGGTAGCGACAGAGCTCGATAGAGATGGAGTCAGAGGCTGACTTCAAATCAATCGTAACAAAGTCGCTAACACCATCGGACGAGCCCTCACGGGCCATCTCCTGGTTCCTCGCTTGGCTACTGAGATCGATACCGACCTTGAAGAGCTTCTTCCGAAGCTCGAGGTCGATACCTTTCTGTATGAAGCCATTAAGCAACGGTTCGACGGCAATAGTCCTTTCGGTCTTAGCCGTCTTCGGTACGAAGCTTATCTTGTTATGTTGCACCACATGCATACGACGAGTGTAGGCCGCGAAGGCCTCCACATAGTCGAAGCAGACAATCCCACTAGCACCCCTAGGGAGCAATTGCTCCATATAGTGGTGGTTGTGGAGTAGTCCACCAAATGCATGATGGATGGCGCCGGGAGTCACGGACCATTTCTCGCTGAGAAGTTTCGCGAGCAGATGGGTGGCATTACCGTGTACTCCTACTGATGCACCCGCACCAAAGTCAGCCTTTCGGAAGACAGCTTGATAGCTGGGACGGGGTCCAATCACGGACCTTATCCAGCTCCGAGCCTCTCTCGCATGGTCCCGGAAAGCATCGCGCGAGCGCGAATACTCAAGGAACCGAAACTTCGCATTAATTCTTGCGGTTCGCCTCTCGGCTTGCCAAAAGGTCTTAATTGCGTTGTCGCGAGGCCCGAGGTCGAGTTTATCGCTCGGCCAGGGGTACTTCTTAATAAGCAGACTGAACTGATTCGCCACAAAATGCTGTGTGGCGTCCGCATACTTCTGTACGGACAGAGAATCAGCCGCTCTATAGAGCTCAAGAAAATCCCTCTTCCGCAAGGCGGACGCAAGGGGTTTCAAGAACTCGTAGCGGTGGTGTCTCAACAACGCGGACAGGGTTTCGACGTAGAAGTCGAAAGACCTACCGCGGAGCTTCACCTGCAAGAGGTGGAACACTCTCATTCTTCGGTTCATATCGATCCTGAAGTTTGTTACGTGACTCGACTAAATCGAGGCCACGAAGCGCTACCACGATCGCCCCAAGGGCAAGGATCGTGGCAAGGCCTGCGGCTAGCAACTTATCCATCGAGTTTACGGTCTACCCTTGACGGGTAGAACGATCACTGGTTGATAAGTTGCTGCTTGAGCAGGTTCTTGAACTGGGTGCTGGCAATCCAGGCACCCATGTCGGCGCAGAGCGTGTCCACATCCGCGGCGGTGAAGCCGACGGGGACCTGGCTCTGGACATCGAGGATAGCATCCCCGGTGGGAGTCAGGGCACCCGTCAGGGACAGGGTGCGCGTCAGCTTGGCCATGGCGCGACCGACGCCGCTGAACTCCGCGGAAGGTTTCGGAGCGGTCCGGGCGAGAACGATCCTGTCCTTCGTGGTCAGGGTGTTGTTCGGCCCGGTGTACGCAACGATGTCCTTCTGGAAGGAGTCCGCGTTGTAGGTCTTCGTGTTGATGGAAAGGGACAAGGTATATCTACCTGTAGATGAGATACAGCAAGAGCTGCAGAATCACGTCAATGACGTGTGCGATCAGATCAGTGTCGTCCACGGGTTCCCCCAAAGACGGAGTTGATCTGTTGAGCCAGGAGAGCTAGAGAGTCAACGCACCGAGTGACGCTGTCAAGCCGGAAGTCCGACTTGAAAACGAGCCCGGGCGCCTCTAGAGGCTGGCGCCACTTGTGGAGGCTGGTCATGCCGACGTGTCCCGTTATGGGACGTGTCATGTCATAGCCAGCATTAATGCAGGTCGTCGAAACGGGGCGCCACGTATACGTGGTAAACCGTTCCATGACCAAACAACTCCCAAGTATCTTCCACCCTGGACCGGCTGGCACCAAAGCACCGAGGAGATCCCCGATGTTGAGGAGCCAGTCCGCAACGAACGAGTAGGTCACAAGCTCCCAAGGGAGCGTGGTGAGGCCCTTAGTAGTGAAGCCGAAGTCATCCGAGAGGGTGAACTCGACTTCATCTAAGGACATGGCGCGCGCCGACAGGTACTCCTGGATTTGACAAGTCCAGTCGACCTGAAGGATATCGCTAACGCCACTACCGCCGACAACTTTGGAGACTTGCGTCTTCGCGGTATGTCGGGTGGTACGCCGTTCGAATCGCTGCAGTTTGGTCTGCTTGAGGGCTGCAAGGATATTGCTCATGTCTTGCACGGCTGGCCGAATGCCATACCGATATGCAAGCCACAGGGAGCCAGCTTCTTCGTAAAGGAAGCGGGCACCCCGGCCACGATTAG